TAGCGTAGTTTCATACGATCCACTGCCGCCTAATCCTCCACCTGCCCCTCCACCTGCACCACCTGTATCAGCTAAAGCACGACCTGCACCACCGCCACCGCCACCGCCGTAAATATGTCCACCTGTTTCATTAGTAATAGTTACACCACTAACACCAGAATTAATTTTTATTGCTGCTCCACCATCACCACCATCTTCCGGAGAAGGAGGATCATCACCACCATTACTACCGCCATTACCACCACGACCCATAATGATACCTTCGTTTATAATTGTGCATGCAATATCTACAGTTAAAGCTGGATTACTTGTGTTATCTGACCATACATAAAGACCAGAAGGGATTTTTAATGTTTGTCCAGCAGAAATAAAGTTTGATATTGTTATTTCTTGTTGTTGTGGATTACCATTAACATCTCCAGCATTAGGTAAGATGACTACACCTCCACCACTAGATTTTTGCAGTAGTGAGTTAGCACCACCGCCTAAACCTGTCATTGATAAGGGTTTATTATAAGTCCAGAAGTTTTGTTTCATTACTTATGATGTTTTACTTTGATTACCAATAACAGTAAATGTAGCTGATGCTGTTTTTATAATTGTATAAGAATGTATATCAACACCACTTGAACCGCCATCTGAAGGTGCGGATCCTCCTACCCAATTTTCTGTAACCGCAGCACCATCAATAGTTAACTGTGCAGAATAACCAGCAGCAGCAGCAGTTGTGATAATAGTTACTGTTATAGCTTCTCCTACACTCATACTAGAATCAAGAGTAGTAGAACTGCTTACTCTAATATTAGGTGTAGATGTGGTTGTTTCTTGTGTTGTAAAAAGATGCACCATACCATTTTCTAAATCAATATTTGTATTATCACTTAACTTGCCAGCAGTTATATTCACACCTTCTTTTAATAAGTTTGCAAGGTCTATACCATTATTAAAATTAACTAAACCTGTAAAAGTACCACCAGCAAGAGGCATTTTACTTGAGTCAGCTATTGTTATATCAGCAGAACCATCAAAGTTAACGCCATTAATAGCCCTTGGTGTTGTAAGTGTTGCCGCAGATCCTGTTGTATCTTGATTGAGTGTTGCAACTCTGGCCGCCGCTATAGTTCCAGTTGCCACATTACTACCATCTAAATCAGTAAGTGCTGATCCGTTTAATGCTGGTAAAGTGGCTGGAAATCTTGCATCAGGAACAGTTCCAGAATTTAAATTTGATGCATTTAAAGATGATCCATCGATACTAGAATCAACAACCCAAGCCAAACCAGTAGCAGCACTACTATCAGCTTTTAGGACATATCCATTAGCACCAACTGCTAAACGTGTAACTGTGTTATCTGCTGTACCTGCTAATAAATCACCTTTTGCATCTACATCACTTTCCATTATTGCACCAGCAGCACTAACATTAGTTGCATCCGTAACGTCTGCACTCGCTTCAATACCGTCTAATTTTGCACCATCTACTGATAAATCTCGACCATCAACAGTTTCAGTACCTGCACATGTAATATTTCCAGAAATTTGACCACCAGCTTTTGGTAGGGCTGCATTAGCTGTTGTTTGTGCTGTATCAGCAGCATCTTTAGCAGTTTTTACAGCGTTTGGAGTAGCGGCAGTAGTAGTTGAGGTACTAGATGTAGAATCTGTTAATTGTAAAGCCCCTGCAACTGAAGTAGTACCTGCTGTCATATATGCAGAACCAATTGGTGTACCTTGCCAAACACCTGTAGCTATTGTGCCTAATGATGTTAATGAACTACTAACAACAGAAGAACCTAATGCAGTAGCACTTATTATTTGAGTACCTGCGATTTTTAATACTTTTGCTGATGCTAAATCTAAATGTTCTGAAGATGTCCATGAATCTGTAGCATCTACCCAATTAAAAGTTTTATCTGTACTTCCTAAAAGGGTTAAGCCACCTCCATCGGCGGTAGTATCTGAAGGGCTAGAAACCTTGCCTATTTCTATGTTTTTATCTTCTACAGTAAGTGTTGTTGTATCTATAGTGGTTGTTGTACCGTTTACAGTAAAATTACCTTCAACAGTTAAATTTCCAGGTAATGATCTATTTGTATCTGGAATAGGTACATAATCTAAACTTTGCCATGCTGTTGCTCCATCACCAATTTTAAACTTTTTAGTATCTGATTCAATACCCCATTCACCTGCTAACAAAGTAGGATTATTGCTTGTCCAATTACTAGCGGTATCTCTTCTTTGCTTTTGTAATGCTGTTATCGTTACCGTCATAATTAAGCAGAATTCCTACCATCTATTATATTAGTTCTAGCAGGTGATGAGCTACTTGTTAAGGCATCTAATATATAAGATCTTGCTGTTGTAGTAGAGTCTCCTCCATCATATATTACATCACCTGTATCTATAGGTACTGATATTAATTCTACTTCCACATTCCATCTACTACTTAAAATATTATCTGTTATGACAGGAGGTGTTGAATACAGCCATGCAAAATCACTTACAATAGGTACAGGCGGTGATGAATAGCCACTCCATGTATTAGCATCTAATAAAAAAATTTCAAATGTACCACTTTGTGTATCGTAATGTGTTCTTATTAGGTTTACCTGAGTTTCTGTTAGGTTATTAAAAGTTAGCTGTAATGTTTGATTAATACGCCTATTACCAAGCCTAAAACCTGTAGTTGAACCAGTTGAGGCAGTTTGTATAGAATTAGGAAAATCACCAGTTATAAATAACCTGCTACTAGGAATAATTGAAGGAAAAATAGCCATTATAAAGGTACACTTATAAGCTCTATAGATACACTATAACGATTAGGTGCAGATATACTTATATTTAAAGGATTAGAGTACCTCCATTGATAATTGCTACTATTCACAGGAGGTGTAGACCATGCCGACCATATTTCACTAGACAAATCAAAAGAAACAATAGAACCATTCTGATTATTAAAATGAGTTATAATGCTTTGTGTTTGTGTTTCTGTTAAATGTTCATAATCAATTCTTAAGGTTTGTTCTACTCGTTTATTTGCTAATTTAAATCTTACATTTCCACCGCTTAAACCTTCATGAACATTCTGAGGGTAATTTCCATAACCCAATGTAGTTCTTAAAGGTTCTAAAGAAGGAAAAGTTGTCATTGTAAAACAGTAAAACTACCAGATGTTATTTCATTAGATATTTCTGCAATATTGCTATTATTTAAAGGAAAATGTGTAGCTTGAATATTACTAATACCATTGTTGTCATAAGTGATACTTGTAATTTGATAGTAATTTATTTCTGTCCTATCATCTCCCACACTGTTTTTACGTTGTAATTCTAATTTTATAACATTTGTAGGTATTAATGAAGTTGTGACTAGAGGTGTAGAAAAACTTATATTATGAGTACTATGTTTACGTCTTGCTAATTCATATTTAGCATATAAAATTGCATGGTTTACATCAGCGCAAAAATCACTCATATCAAATTGTTCTGTAGGCGAATCTAAATCATTTGTACTAAACCTTACACTTACAGTTTTACGCCTTGCTACTGATGTAGGAATACACTCTGTATAAATGCAATTTACAACAAAAGCTCGCATATCTTCAACGTTTATATATATTTTTTCAAATGTACCTTGAATAATATTTGCTTCAGTAAATGTTGCAACAGGTGTTAAAGCAGTAGTATCAATTTGATTACTACTATTTATTGGTAATGTTGGGGCAAATTGATATTTACCGCCCACTGATAAAAAAGATAAGAAATAATAAGGTGCAATACTTGATATATATTCAACAATATTAACAGATTTATCAATTATCCCATTAAAAAACATATTGTTATTTGTACAAAAAGTGCAAAGACTTTGCAAATTAGATAGCTCTACAGGTGCAACAATACTAGCTGTATTATTACCATCAATTTTTTTATAAATTTTAAATAAATGCATTGCTAAATCTATAAATTGATTACTAGAGGCATTAGTGTAACTAGAACCAGATAGGCCAGCACTAAATAAATCTACTTTTACACCTTGTTCATAAAAAATATATAATTGTTTTGTTGTTTTTGGGAAAGTTCCAGAACTAGGTTGCTCATATAAAGTGCCACTTGTAGACAAAAATGTAATATCTGCAAAACTACTATTGTTATTTGAGGTATTTTGAATAGTTGTGCTAGTTCCAATTATAATTTCTTCTTGTGTTCCTTCTAATGTTCCTGTACTTGCAGGGTTAGATGTATTAGTTTGATTATCTATTGATACAAATGTATATTTAAAAGTAAATTTTGTTCTACCACCACTTACCTGCTGTAAAGCACTATTGTATGGTGATGGTTCAAATAAACCTGTAATGCCTGCAAAATTTGCTAAATCAAAAATAGTTCCAACAGTCCTACCACCTGTTACATTACCACTAGAATCAAGAGTGGCATTAAATATATAATTACTCGTAGTAGCACCTATAAAAGTATTATATGCTGTTGTTATATTAGCTCCTGTTTCTGAATCAAAAACCTGCAATGATGCAGTAAATGTAATATTAGATGTGTCTCCTGTGCCTAATGTTTTAGTTCTAGAATTAAAAAAATCAAGTCTTTCATCAGGATTTGCTTGTAATGTTGAGCCTGATGGTTTTACAACAGGATTTAAAAAAGAATATATATCATTACCACAATACAAACCAGTACCAGTAATCGGACATGAATTTGGTGTAGTTGCTAAAGTACTAGCAGAACTGTAAATATGACTTAATGTTATAGATGTATCATCTAGAAATGTTAATTTTGTAAGTCCAGTAAATGCTTTTGTTTTTTCTGGTGTGCTTTGTATTTCACCCTGTGATATAACATATAATAATTTCTGTACAAAATTATCTGTACCTGCTTTTATTAAAGAAGGTTGAATCCAAACACCACCAATATCATTAACTCTTTTACCGAAAACTATAGGAACAGTTTCACCCGTTTTTGCAATTTTTTGCGTTACGTCTAAATCGCTATTAGGTTTTTTAAAATTATCTAAACTTTCATCTAATATTTGCGAATCTTGATTAATTTTTGATTTACCCTGTATTCTAGCTCTATAAGGTAATCCTCTATATACTGTTCCAATTGGTACAGGTTTATGACCACCTAAATAGTATTTACCGTTAAGTACTGTAGATTTTTTAAGTATTATGCCTCTTTGCATCATTAGATGTTCTCCTTAGACATTATTAAAAATAGTAATTCTGCTGGTACTGTAAATGTAGCAAATTTAATTGTTTTAATCTTTTTTGTACCAGTTAAAACTGTATTATCAGTTAATCTATAAACTCTTTTATTACTTATGATTTCACCGATAGCATTATCTACTTCAGTACCATCTTCTAAAATAGCATTAATTTTTATAGCAAATATTAAATTATTCATATTGCTATAAACCTACCCATTAAATCACTGCTAATACGTCTAGATGGTATTTGTGCCTTTAGTTTTGAAATTGCAGGCGTAACACTCCAGGTAACAGTAGTGTCATTAATATTAGCACTATCAATTGTACCAATATATCTACAAATCAAGCTTGCAGAATTACTAAATATGTCTTGACCTATTGATTGAGTATATAAAGATACAATAACTAAACGATCACCAGTCATTGCTGTATCTGTCAAATCAATAATAGAAGCGGTAGCAGCTAAATTTATTGTCAAATTATTTATATCCGAAGCTTCAGTAGATGCAAAACCATTAGCATCAAAAGCAAGATATGTAAAATTCATATTTTGATCTATAGCTGTATCTGCTGTAAGATTTTGAGCTGATTGATAAAAATTTTGATATGCAATTGTAGGAGATCTTTTTCCATTACTGTCTAAAACGTTAGATTTGTCCGAATAATATTCTAGAAAAGTTAAAATATCAAAATTAGCCATAATTATAAATAGTGTGTTACTCCACCTGCTTGTATATAATTCATAGTTTGAGCTACACCACTTTGTACTGCATTTTCTAAATCTTTTGTTGTTACATAATTGGTATTGTTCATTTGCACAACATTACCAGTTTGAATATTAATATTTGGCGATTTTCTTGATTTTGGTTTTTGTGTTATTGAATAACCACCACTTGGTAATTTTGTAACTGATAAGCCACCTGTATTGTTAGAGCTTGTTGTGCGTGTATTTTTTGGTATTTCTGGTATGCCAGCAGAAGATGTAAAACCGACATAACCTGTACCAATATTACCTGGACTCATATCAGTCTCTTCATAACCGTATGTACGAGGTAAAGTAGATTTTGGATTACTAGAAGATCTAGGTGTACTCGTTGATTTAGGTGTACTTGTTGATCTAGGTGATTTAGGTGGTTTTGCTTTTGCGCCTCTAACTCTGCCTAACATATTTAGAATATTCTGTAATAACTTTATAAAACGTCTTAAAGGTGCTGTTGCAAATTTTATTGCCTCTTGCACAATATTAGGCAACCTGTTAAATGCATTTCTAGCTAAATCCATAGCATTATTAAAAATATTTCCAATAAAATTAGTCAGCGGCTTTAGAGATTCTGCAATATTGTTAATAATATTTCCAATAGCATCCCTTACTCCAATAAAAAAATTAGTAATAAATTCACCAGCAGCTTTAAATCCACCAATTATTTGATCTTTAAATTTAAATATTAGAACTCCTAAGCCTATAATTGCAGCACCAATTAAAGCACCAGGTAGAAAAGGAGCAAATGCAGCAGCACCAGCAATTACTCCCGCCTTTAAGGCAGCGAATTTAGCAACTATTCCAGCTAATACTGTGGCAATTTTAATTTTTGCAATTATTTTAAAAGAAACAATAAGTGCAGCTAAAACAGGTGCTAATGCTATTATTGCAGGAGCTAAAAGACCAAATGCTATAATTGCGCTTTGTATTGGTTTTGGTAGATTTTTTAAAAATTCACCTACTTTTGTTAATGCCCCTACAGCAAGTTCTAAAGCAGGTAACAATGATTCTGTTAATGAGAATTTAAGAAAATTAAATTTTTCTCCTAGTTGCGTCATATCATCATTAAAATCTTCAATTCTGTCTACTAATTTATCTGAAAACGCTGTAGTAAGAGCTTTTACGCCTTCTGACTGCATATTAAGTAAAGGAATTAAATCTTTACCTTTCCCGCCGAAAATATCCATAGCCATATTAACCTTGTCATAACCTGCTGGAAATTTTGATATTGCATCCATAACTTCAAACAAAACTTTATCCATTGATTTGAAAGAACGAGTAGCATGATCAAAAGGATCAACATCTAAAATTTCTAAAGTATCAACTGCAAGCCCTTTCCCTTCATTAAAATCAGCCATGTTCTTAGACATTATTCCTAAAGATTTTGAAACTTTAGCAAAATCTACACCTGCAAGATCTGAAGCTTGCCTAAATTTGTCTAAAGTTCCAGCACTAATACCTGTCTGCTCACTTAATTTACCTAGTTGATCACCTAAAGTTAAAGTATCATTTACTAATTTACCCATACCAGCAATACCAATTGCAGGTGCTAAGGCTTTTAAAGCCCCAAAAGCTTGACCAGCAGCATTTTTAAGTTTACCCATTGCGCCAGCAGCGTTATTAGATGATGTTTTTAATTTATCTAGACCAGTTTTTAACCCACCTATTTGATCTTGTCCCGTAACTTGTGCCTTTATTGTATATGATGTTGATAAATCCATTATTTACGATCTTTATTAATAGTTTCTACTATTTTACCCTCTAATACCTGTAAGTCAGCAAGTAATTCTAAAGGTTTTTTTATATCTTTTTTTTTCAGTTCAAAAATCCATTCTAAAGAATTGTAGTCAAGTCCAACTAAAACACCCTGATCTGTACGCCATTGTGATTGAACCATTATAAATATTTCCATTGTTAGCCAATTATCAGGCAATACATAAAAATGTTTTTCCTCTTTTTTTTCTTTTATGGGCTGATTAAATAATACGGCATTATCTTCGGCTGTTTTATCTATTACACCATCACCGCACCAAAATAATGCAGCCCCTTCTAGTTTTTTACTTTCTGTTTTGCTACTTCTTCAAAATATTTAGTAACTAATAAATTAGCTAAACCAGCGATATCTAATACTTGTTTTTTTGTTGCTTTTGTAAAAGGTACTGGTTCATTACCATCTGTGATACCATCCCATCCTACTAATATTTCATCAGCGATCATAAAATCAGAAATTTGTGTACCGTCAAAAATTCCATCATTTAGTTCTTTTTGTTTTTTTTGTGCTTGTAGTGCAATTTCATTAATTCTTGATTGTGGAATAATTTTAAATACAGCGTCAAATGTTTCTTCTTTTTGTGTACCTCCATCAGCAGGTGTTGTAAAGACAATAGGCTGTGTAAAGGTTGCTTCCTTTTTTAAAATAAACATAAAAAATATATAATCTCTTCTAGGGTAAACCCTTTTCTATAACTATGCAACTAAGTAAAAGCAAGCGAGAACTCATCTTGGCCTGCGTCTGTAGGTGTTGCGTAGAAGGGTAGGTTTAACATAGTGATTCCGTCAGAATCTTCATATGTAGGCTGTCCTAAATCAGTTTGTGGACAAGATACAGTAACAATGTTACCTGCACCGCCAGAATGTACCCATGTATTAGTACCAGTAGAAGTTCCTGTAGCAGCTGTAAAGAAGTTTTTATCAGATAGTGCAACAGCTTCAATAACCATTGTTCCAGATGGTCTACGGTCTGTTATAAGTGCTTCTTTTGTGCCGCCTACTAATTCCCTATAGATAACTTCATTAGCAAAATCTAATTCCCAAGATTGTAAAGCTGCTGAAAAACCAAATACAGAAAAACTAGATGTATTGCCATTTTTAAATAGTACAGGGTCAGGCTGTAGTGACTTTGTAACCGTAGGTAAAGCAGTATCAGTTGGTGTATTAAATATACCCTGCATTTCAAAGTTTATTCTAGGTATTTCATTTACTGCACAACTTATAGAAAAAGTACCTCTACAACCTGTTACCTTATGCCGAACACCATCATAGTTAACGTAAAGAGTGACACTGCTTTGTGTAGCTAATGTAGAAGGTGTATATGTAACAGATGTAGATGAAACTGTAGCTGCTGATAAACCACACGCTTTTAATATCGGATCATATTTAGGCGCAGTACCCACTGAACCGGAGCCTACCATGTAGACACCAAAACTTACATTGACTTTTGTATTAGCTAATAAAACAGGATAATTACCAGGATAAGGTCTAATAGTTTCCTGTTCTACTTCATCACTTGCTAATGGTTCTACTTCTAAATCAACAACTTCTACATAGTTAGCTGAACCTGTAGCAGTAGGATCAGTCGCATAACTGCTTTCTACCTTTGCGAGTAATGATCTTTTACGGTGAAGCTTTGGCATTGTCTTAATTACTTAATAGACACTATGTTTATATCATAAACCCTTATAAGAAGAATGTAACTATCATGTACTTAAATCGTCTATATTTGTTCTATAAATTATGTTGTAATTGCAGCCAACAACTACTGCACCCTGATCAGAATCTATAAAATCAAAAGAAGTATCTGATGGCTGTATGTCGATAGCATTATTATTGAGCGTCAGATCTGCCATGATTTTAGAATGTAAACTTTCTACTACAGGGTCTGCTGTTTGGTGAGGTGTTGCACTACTTACTACAACACTTATAGTCACAGATAATGTATGGTGTAAAGTTGGAAGTGATGTATTTTGTTCAACTGTATCGCTTTGTGGTTCTATTATTAAACTAGGTGTCTCAGATCTTGTAAATGCTGTTTGTCTACTTCTAAATATACGATCAGATACACCAGTAGTACCAGCTAATACTGTTGCTATTCTTGCTAATATTGTTTCTCTTTTAGTAGTCATTAGTTTTTAGATAAACTTAATCTACAAAATAAACCATCATTTTCTTTTCTCGCATCTCTAACTGTAAATACATTTCCATCTACTGTTATAGAATCACCAGAAACTAAAGCACCAAAATCTGAAGTTTTTGCGGTTAATTCATACTCTGTACTTATAATCATATCCCCTGCCAATATTTGATCAGGTTGCTCTAATATTCCTTTTGCAGTAGTACCACCAGATGTACAGCTAACACCAAAATCATCTAGATATACATTTTGTGTTGTTGCATCTTCAGTGAATGGCATTTACTTTTTTGTTGCTACTTTTTTTGCTTTTGTTGTTTCTTTATATTCTTCTGCTTTACCAATACTAATAAGAAAGCTTGCATCAGCAGTAGATACATCATAAGTTTTGCCAGCCTCTAGACCAACACCACTTGCACAAACGTTTTTTAAACACTTAATTTTCATAAAAAAAAGGGGTTGTTACACCCCTTATAGTAAACCAATTATGTGGTTACGTCTAAGATTGCAGCAAATGATTGTGCGTGACGAACAGCAACATCAAATGCAACTACACCCTTGACAGATGTTAAG